GAGCCCAACGGCTCCATTATATATCTTTTTATTGGGCTTATAGAAAAGAACTTCATACTCTACTCCTTTTGAGTTTTTAAAGGTAAAGCCCGGTCTTTTGTCCCCTTTTCTCATTCTACTTTATATTACACTATTAAATAAAAAGAATTGAATTTTATTATTTAGTGTATATTATACATATAGATTATGAAGATTTACTGCCCCGATTGCGGAAATAAACTTGAATACACTGTAAAAAAGCCCAATTTTTGCGTAAATTGTGGATATAAATTTGCTGGTGCACAAGTAGAACATACTGCCCCCGTGCCAGACGAGCAGTACGCCGAAGAAGAGAGCAAGGTCTCTGACTTTGATCAGTTGGGAGGGTTACTCGTTGATATTGACGTTGCTAAGCCTCAAGGGGTGAAGTTTGGAGACGTCTGTGGAATTGCCTCTCAAGACAATGGCACTAAAGCTGGAGAGGTTTACTCGCGCCCCTCTGATGGTGCTAGTAAAGAGGAGGTCTTACAGAAGCTTCGTCAGGAAGGTAGCACCGCTCGCGGCGGTTCTAAGCCGCCTTCGAAAAAGGTCTAATTTTTATTTTTTATTAAAGGTTTATATATGCCTAGAGGTCGCCCCAAAAATAGTCAGAGCGTCCATTCCGCAAAATCTCCGAAAAAATCACAAAAACCAAAAAAAAATAAAAAGAAAGAAGGGCCCTCTTTTGAGGACTCGATTGACCAAATCAACACAGAGATAATTAAGCGGAGACCTAAGTGGAATTTAACCGTTCTGGCGTGGATGGATTTTGAGGATGTGTCACAAATCCTTAGAATTCATATTTATAAAAAGTGGGATTTATATGATCCCGACAAACCCTTGGGCCCATGGATAAATAGGATAATCTCCAATCAAATAAAAAACCTTATTAGAAACAACTACGGCAATTACGCGCGCCCATGTTTACGATGCGCTGCTGCTGAGTCTAACGACTCTTGCTCTATTTACACCGATCAGGATTCTTCATGCCCCCTTTACGCTCATTGGGAAAAAACAAAAAAATCAGCACACGATGCAAAGCTCCCTGTCTCGTTAGAAGATCACCCCCAAGAAGTATTTTCAAGAAACTCCGATAACACTGATATAGAAAAATTTGCCAAAAAATTACATATAAAAATGGAAGAGATACTAAAACCTATAGAATGGAAAGTATACAAACATCTCTACATAGAATATAAAAGCGAAGAAGAAGTTGCAAAACTAATGGGTTATAGAACCTCCGAAAAGAACAGGATCCCCGGCTACAAGCAAATTAAAAATATAAAAAAATCTATAATCGAAAAAGTAAAAAAAGTTTTAAATAAAGGAGAGGTGGATTACTAATGAGTGATTTTAAAAGTGGAGATTTAATTATTTCTGACGAACGTCAAGAGAGTATCATTAATGAATGGAATAGGTGCCCAAAATCACCGCCCTCTTTAAAGGAGCTAGTTCAAATTGCTTTTCCAGACATAGAGGAGAAACTACAAGACGGAAGAAGTAAATATGGCAAATGTTTGAAAGCTTTTCTGGTGTCCAGAGATATTAAGGCAAAAGCCTCACATGAATATGTGGGTCGTAATGACGTAAGTCTAACTGCTGAAATGAAAGAGTTCATTATTAATAATGGACATGCTATGACAGATCAGGATATGGCTCGAATCCTCTTTGAAGACAACACCCTTACGAACCTACACAAGGAAGCCCGTTTAGTAAGCGAGTTCAAAAAGAAAAATGACATTCAACAATCTAATGTATTGCCCGCTGATTCTAATCCGGTGCCTTCGGAAGAGTATAAGCCCCCTAGGACTTTAAATTTAATAATTAGTCGAGTTAATAAATATGTTTTAGATGGTATTAATAAAGACAAGGTTACCGCCTTTCAACGTCGAGGTGTCGAGGCTTTAATAGGTTATTTGCATACTTATAGATTTCTACATCACATAAATCATTTTCAAAGTCAAATAGATCGTGATTTATTTGAATCTAGTTTTGTAAGGTATACTTATGACAAATCTGACTTAACACAGGAAGAGGTAGATCAATATATCGTTCTTGCCTCGGAGGTAGTAATTGCTTCGAACATTCAGAGACGAGTAGAACACCTCCAACATCTACTTGATGACGTGGCTGCAGATACAGATGGGAGAAGAATTTCAATGTCATTGGTTGAGGCTATTGGTAAAGCCCAAACTGATTATCATCAATCTGTAACCCGCCAAAATAAATTGCTTAATGATCTAAAAGAAAAGAGATCAGATAGACTTAAAAATCAAATTAAAGAAAATGCCAGCATTATTAACTTAGTACAGCTATGGAAAGAGGAGGAGTCTAGACAAAAACTTATAAGGCTAGCTGAGTTACGCAAAAAAGTTATCAAAGGTGAAGTACAAAAACTTTCATCAATGGATGAAGTCAAAGCCAGAATATTAGGAATAAGTGAAGACGAGGTACTAAATGGTTAAACAGAAGTGTGCCGCTTGCGAAAAGGTATTTGACACAGAGCGACAGCTTCACGGTCATCTTAAAGCTCACAAGATGAGAATGGCTGAATATTATCAAACGTATTATCCACGACACGATAAACATGATGGCAAGATTATTAAGTTCAAAAGTAAAGACTATTACTTTGAACATGATTTTAATTCACGGACCAATTTAAGGCTTTGGCTTAAAGACCAAGATAAGGAGGCAGCCAAGGATTACTGCGAGGAGTTACTTGTAATAAGGAAAGAAAAAAAGAATTTAATATTTGCACCAACACAAGTTGAGCTTCGAACACTAATGATGCCAGCAATTCAAATCTACAATGCACTGTTTGGAGACTACTATGACCTTTGCGAGAGGATTGGCTTACTTCCTAAATTCCGCAACCCTAAAGGAGAATATAGCCGTGAATTAGATAAAAAATCTATTAAACAGAAATTTAAAATTTATGTAGACACCAGAGAGCAAAAGCCTTTAAAATTTAGTGTGAACACTGAGATCAAGAATTTAAAATTTGGAGATTATGCATTTAGTCACCCCAGTTACTCAGGTGGGTGCCATATAGAAAGGAAGTCTGTTAGTGACTTTGTCGGAACTCTGAGTGGGGGTTTTAAAAGGTTCGTAAATGAAATTGAAAGAGCGGGGGAAGCTAGTACGAGTTTAATTATCTTAGTAGAAGAGAACATAAATAAATGCCGATCTTTTAATCATTTACCACAGGTATCAAAAAAGATTAAAGCTACCCCAGAATATGTTTTTCATAACGTAAGATATTTAATTCAAGCTTATCCCCATGTTCAATTTCTGTTTGTTAATAACAGGGATGATGCTTCTAGAGTCATCGAGAAAATATTTTTAGGAGATTCAAATCATGGACATGTTGATCTGCAATATTGTTATGATAACAAAATTTTATAATGTGGTATGCACAAGAAACAGAAAAGCTAACTGACATCAACACTCAGTTCAGGGCTCTAAAGGGGGAGCTTGAAAATAAAGAGTCCAAGATTACTTTGGCTAAATTTTTAAGAGCTAACCTAGGGCTTGCGACGGAGCTTATTTCAGGAATCAAACTTGCGCCCTTTCAAGAGGTACTGTTAAAGGGTATGCTAAATAATAATTTCAGTATGCTTGTTTTGGGTCGCGGCTGTGGAAAAACTTTTTTGGCTGCTGTATTTTGTTTTTTGCAGTGTATCTTTGAACCGGGAACAAAAATTCTTGTTGCAGGCCCGACCTTTCGTACTGCTCGTTTCATTTTTAACAACTTAGAGAAGATGGTTGAATCTAAAGGAGCTGAACTTCTTGCTCAAGCGTTTGGTTCTAAGGCAAAACGAAATGACCAATTTGAATGGCAAATTAATGGAGGCTCGATTACGGCCATCCCACTTAATGGTGAAAAAATTCGAGGATTCCGAGCAAATATACTGGTGCTTGATGAGTACCTTCTTTTACCAGAGGACATTATTAATAATGTTCTAATGCCATTTTTGGTTGCACCACAAAACATGAAGGAGCGTTTAGAGATCCGGGAGGTGGAAGACAGTCTCATAAAAGAGGGGGTAATGAAAGAAAAGGATAGAATGGTTTTTGAAAATAATTCAAAAATGATAGCACTATCGTCAGCTTCTTATACTTTTGAAAATTTGTATAAAACCTACAAAGAGTGGATGCAAAACATTTACAATAAAGAAAAAGGTGAATCTTCTTATTTTATAGGTCAACTGGGGTATGAAGCTCTGCCGGAAGAGATGATAGATACTACTATTATTGAAGAGGCCAGAAGTGGTGGAACTTCTAATGCTTCTTTTCGCCGGGAGTATTGTGCTCAATTTACGGACGGAAGCGATTCTTATTTTAGTGCAAAAAAAATGCACGAGTGTACTATCCCTGATGGTGAATATCCTACAACAAAAATAGTAGGTGAATCAGATATGAAGTACATATGTGCAATTGACCCTAGTTTTTCTAACAGCCCAAGTTCTGACTTTTTTGCAATGTCGGTAATTGAGCTTGATGACGAGAATCATACTGGAACCCTTGTTCATAGCTATGCCCTCGCTGGCGGAGATCTAAAAGATCATATTATATATTTTAATTATTTATGTAATGCTTTTGATTTTGAAATGATATGTATTGATAATGCAGGGTTTCAATTTATTGATAGCTGTAATGAATCAGGCTCCTTCACTAAGAAGTTAAACTTTTTTGATTTTAATAGTGATGCAGAAGGAATCAATTATCAAAAAGAAATTAAGAGCTCTCGTAAACAATACAATAAACAAGATGGAAGGATTTGCTTTAAACAGGTATTCACGTCCAACTGGCTACGAAAAGCTAATGAACAATTACAGGCAGCTATTGATCACAAAAAAATATGGTTTGCGTCTAAGGCGACAGCAAACAACGAGGCTTTTAATAGAATGACTAATCAAAGAATTGATTTAAAATTTAAAAAAGGTGAAACCATATTAGATCTTATTGAAGAACAAGATAATTTAATTCACCAAACAAAAAAACAATGTGCCCTTATTGAGGTTAAAAGTACCGCTAAAGGAACGCAAACCTTTGATCTTCCCCAGCACTTAAAAAGAAATACCTCTCCCAGTAGGGCACGAAGGGATAATTATACCACTTTAATGTTAGGCATGTGGACCTTAAAGTGCTATCATGACATGATGCTAATGCAGGAGGAAGGTCCAGAGGAGACTTTTGCTCCCATAATGATATGAAAAGTGTAAAAATTAATGTAAAATTATGAAAAAAGAGGAAAAAGAGACAAAAGCTACAACAGCTAAGCCAAAAACGTCTGCTAAAAAGGCTGCTTCTGCAAAAGTAGCTCCTAAAAAGGAGATTAAGGAGATTGTAGCTTCTTCTGCCCCCCCTCTTATAGCCAATGAGACACGGGCATCAACCCGTAGAAACGCTGCTGCAGATATCCATCGTACAGATAGATTTAAAAATATTTCTGATGGAGTAATTCCCTTTAAATATACTTATGGTGTTTCTAATAAGTCAAATCTCAATATACGGGACACCGTTGTTCTCTGTCAGAAAGCTTATTATAATTTTGCTGTATTTAGAAACACGATTGACATGATGACGGAGTTCTCCACCTCGAAGATTTATTATCGAGGGGGGAGTAAAAAGTCTCGAGATTTTTTTGAGGCTCTCTTTGGAAAGGTCGGACTATGGTCTCTAATGGATAAATTTTTTAGAGAATATTATAGATCAGGAAATGTTTTTGTATATAGATACGACGCTACTCTCAAAGATAGTGATGTAAGAAAGATAACAAAAACCTTTGGATCCTCTCGGTCAGAAAAACATTTGCCCGTAAGATACACTATTTTAAATCCTGCAGATATTCAAATTCAAGGTGGTTTAAATTTTGTAAATGGACTTTACTATAAAATCCTTACTGATTATGAACTTGCACGACTTAGGAATCCACGGACCGAAGAAGATGCCGAAGTTCTTTCAACTTTACCGTCCAGTGTAAAAGATCAAATTAAAAATACAAAAAGTAATTTAATTTTAGTTCCTTTAGCCTCTGATAAGATTAATGCAGTTTTTTATAAAAAGCAAGACTATGAGCCCTTCTCGGTCCCAATGGGTTATCCTGTATTGGAAGATATAAACTGGAAAGCGGAAATGAAAAAAATGGACATGGCTGTTGCCAGAACCATGCAACAAGCTATCCTTCTTATCACCATGGGAACCGAGCCTGACAAGGGCGGAGTAAATCAAAAAAATCTTGCAGCGATGCAAACCCTTTTTACAAATGAATCCGTGGGGAGAGTACTGATTGCAGATTATACAACTAAAGCTGAATTTGTTATTCCAGAAATCGGCAATTTACTTGGCCCCGAAAAATACGAAGTAGTAGATAGAGATATCCAAAGCGGACTTCAAAATATTTTGTTAAGTGGAGAGAAATTTTCTAATCAATCAATTAAAATTGATGTCTTCATGGCTCGCCTAAGACAGGCAAGAGAATCTTTTATAAATGAATTTTTACTCCCTGAAATAAAGCGAGTTTCTCAAGTCATGGGCTTCAAGAACTATCCCACCCCTCATTTTGAACACATTTGTCTGAGCGATGATACTACTAAGTCTCGAGTGATTAATCGTCTCATTGAGCTTGGTATCCTAACAGCGGAAGAGGGCTTGACAGCTATGGATTCTGGTAGACTGCCGACTCAGGAAGAGTCTGAAGAATCTCAGAAGAAATTTAGAAAACTTAAGGAATCAGGTCTTTATGAGCCTCTGATCGGTGCCGGAGCACATCCACATAACCCCAATCTGGGGGGCCAACCCACACCACAAAAAGGGCCTCAAGAAAATGGACGCCCACCGGGGACAGGCGTTCCGAAGGAAACCAATAAGGTTAGCCCAGTTGGAGAAGGGGAACAAAGTAAAGCTGAGAAGGAAGGATACAGCTTACAAAAGATTTCTACCAATATGGTTTCAGCAAACAGCTTAGTTAAAAGCGTGGAGGTTTCTTTGAGGAAGTATCATAAAATTAAAAGGCTTAGTAAACGACAAAAATCTATAGCACACGACATCGTGGGGGTTATCATCGCAAATGAAGAACCACAAAATTGGAGAAAATCTGTAGATAAATATGTTAAAAAACCCGTTGATACGAATGATGAAAGAGTTTCTAAAATTAGGGAAATTTCTGCACGTCATCAG